ATATATAATATACCATACTAAAGTTTAAAAGGCAACAACTAAATTAGAAAAAAACCAACTTTTTTTAATTATTTTCAATTATATGGTTGTAGATATCTTTCCACTTCCAGTACCGAGGAAACTCGTCAGTGACGTTGAAGTCACCAGCAACTAGAATAGAATTCAATCCAGCCTTAGCTCCTGCTTGAGCATTCTGGATCTTATCTTCTAACCAGAAACATCCAGAGTCTTTGTACTCTGCAAGAGCTTCATCTTTATCAGCTCCTGTATCGAGATACACAAACTCTTCAAATGTTCTTTTACCAAACAACATTTTTAGATTCTTAGTTCTAAGATGACAAGCATGTTTGTCTAATGATAGAGATGTAATACAACGGAACACATAACCATGTTCGATTGCTAGCTTACGTACATAGTACATAGCATCTCTAAGTGGTGGTAGGAAACCAATAGCAGCCGAGCTATTGAAATGTGAGATAAGTTTTCTCATCTCAGGTCTTGGCATTTCGTATGCCACTTCACGTTCATAGACATCACGAGGTCCAGTCATATAATAACCACGTTCAGACATCCAGAGTTCGAAAGCATAATTCCAATCAAGCAGAACTCCATCTGCATCTGTCAGAATAGTTTTTTCAGGTCTCACTAATTTCATAATTTACTCCTTCTCATATTATAACTTATTATCACTCCAACTTATTAAAAAGTCAACAGATAAATGCACCTATCCTTCCATGAATTTCTTTGCATTCAACATATCGGTATCCTTCAGGTGGGGTTGTGTCTTGACCTTCCCACACTGGAATAAATTCTTTGTTATCGTATCTGAAATCTGGATTGTCTCTGAAATGAACTTCTATTATCTTGCTGCCAATAAACTCTACATTTACGTTTGGCCAGCTAATGAATTCATCTAATATTTTTGGAAAGGATACAATTTTTTCTAAGGCACCAAAGTCATCTACCTTAGACCACTTGTCCCATTTTGTAAATGTGTTTTTATTCTTGAAGCCTTCTATAATGAGTTTAGTAAGACCCCATTTATAATCTACTGAGAGATGTCTTCCATCAAACCATTCACACCAGAAGTGGCCACTTGGAAGATAATCAGTATCTTTTTCAATCCATATCTTACGTGTTCCTATACCAAGTCCGTTTGCATTTACACAAGGACGAACTATATACCAGTCAGGTTTTGGAACATCGACACCTACTGGTCCGCAAACATATCCAAGATGTTTAGAGAGAATGAGTTTGTCTAACACCCATAAGTGTTTTGGATCAACCGTATCCCAAACATCCTCCTCATCCAAAATGCTCTACTCCTCCTCCATGGATATCTGGATCGTAAGATAATTCTTTTGCTTTTAATTTAAGTTTTTTTGCCTCTGCAAGTTTAACTTTATGTTCAAATGAACGATCATGCTTTCGTTCATTTTCTAATCTATTGACTGTTTCTGAAAGCTCTTTATGCTTTTGTCGCCAGTACATCTTTCCATCCATTTTTGATCAATGCTCCTTCGAAGTTAAAAAGTTGATCACTATCCAAAGTCAATGACGAACCGTATCCATCTATCTTCAACTCTCTGCAAATCCACTTAGTACTCCATGGACCTGTATCTCTTGTAATCTCATATTGATGTTTTACATTACTGTGCATGTATCTCTTCATAACGACGTACTTTCTCTATTGCTGATTCCAAATAGTTATCACGGTCTTCAATATACACCAATGGTTTATTATCGTCAACAGTCATAACGACTACAATCTGATTTAAACACTCACCGGTTCTCTCTTCGAACATCTTAGAGTAACAAGATAACTGTTCGAAGTATTTTGTAATCCATTCCTTCTTTTTGAATTTCCTAGACGTTTTAAAGTCTATGATAGATGGTTTATTATTCCATTCTGCTACACAGTCACATCTTCCTGCAAGTCTGAGTTCTGATGACCACAACGGGATTTCCAATCCATAAACCGTTCCGACGCTCTCGTCCAGAATTCCTCTGATCGTGTTAAATGTTTCGATATCAGCTGGCATTCGCTTCTTTGCGTAGTCTGGATTGTTTGACAAATAGTCTTCTGCCATATAGTGAATCTGTGTCCCGCGTCGAGCAGCGCGTACTGAAACTCGATTCGCTTCTTCTTCTCCCACTCGCTTTCGCCACTCTTGTATCGCTTCTTTCTCGAACCAAGATAAGACTGTTGTGACACTTGGATAACTCCCTTCTGGTGTTACGTAATGACGTTTGCCATCAATGTTTTTTGTTTTAAGATTATCAAACTTATATATGTCGCTATGTTGAAATTCCATGTTCTAATTTAGAAAGAATGTACTCTTTTACAAGTGCACTTCTAACAATATCCTCTTCTTCAAATTCAATGCAGTCAAAGCTGCGCATTTTAGATAAGACCTTCATGAAGTCCTTCAAACCTTGTTTCTCATGCTCGCGCCAGAGATCAGTTTGTCTAAAGTCTCCACAGAAGATCAGCTTACAGTTATCTCCAAGTCTTGTAATTATACTATCTAATTCATGAAAAGTCAAGTTCTGACATTCATCGACAATAACAATACTGTTACTAAGAGTAATTCCCCGAACATAGGATGTGCTGATAAACTCAACCATGTTCTTAGCTTTAAGTACATCATATGCATCTCCACGGCCAAAGAGCTCGGTGCAGATGGCGTAGTATGGTGATTCATAGATCTTTGCCTTCTCTTTAGCATTACCTGGCAAGAAGCCCATGTCCCTTGTAGGAACAACACTTCTCACTATAGTTACTTTTTCTTTTCCTTCGGATTGTGTTAGCACATCTTTGAGTGCTAGGTATAAAGATATAAATGTTTTACCAGTCCCTGCTACTCCATGGAGTAACATATTTTGTCCGCTATAAAAACTATCAAATGCAACCTCTTGGTTATCAGTGATGGCTTCAATGTAGTTGATCATAAAGTTTGTTTGTTTATTCTTTATAGTTTTGCGGATCTTTCTCCTCTGTCTTTTGGTTGAACCTTTATATTGGAAATCTTGCTCTGAGACTTGATAAACTAAAGAGTCCATTTAACATCCTTATCGGTTTGGATCAGACGATCTCTTTCTCCTCCATTTCTCGATTGCTTGACGAGTTCTGACACCTTTGATAGATTTGTCTCCATCATACTTTTGGCCATGTGCAGAGTTAGGATGTGCTTCTGCAATACGTTGCATGTTCTCCTTGAATCCCTGATCGTTGCGATAAGAGACACCAGAGACACCAGCAACCATAGTCATGTTGGTTAAGACCTGTCTGATATGTGGGTTTTTTTCTAGGTAGGTTTCACGGGATGCGTTTGACATCATATCGTCAAACCGCTCACCTGTATCGGTATTTTCAAATGTGTAAATTGGCATACATCACCTTTGTTATATAATTTTATTTATAGATCTGCAGCTTCGCAAATCCTCTTCTCAACATATTTAATGTGCTTACATTTACCTTTAAAAGCAGGACAAGTACAATCGAAGCCTTTGTCATGCATTGTAATGTCATACACTTCACCTGTGCGAGAAGATGTAATGGGCCATATAGTACCAACCATAAAGTTACCTTTAGTGTTAATAACATCTGACTTCCAAACTTTGTTGAAGTTAAGTCTAGCCATTCTCTTTCTCCCATTGTGCAAACCAATACTCAGCAGCACCAATCACTCTTTGAGGATACAACCTAATTGCATATCCAGTTCCAGCTTCAAGATCTTTCTTCTTGATGTACTTCTTGTGTTCATGCTTTGCTTGTCTCCAATTCTCAAGCAAACGCTTACACAACAAATCATAATCCGTGTCAGACAAGACAGCCTTATCCTTCTTATAGTACAAATATGATGACGTCATAAAATATGATACCAATTGATTAGGATTCAACTCATTTACATTTGGATATACAGACATAGGTTTCTCCTCTCACTATATTCATTTTCTGACATCTCAAATAAAAAGTCAACCAAAAAAAAGTTGTTGACATAAAAATAAAAATGTCTGATAATGATAATAATGAAGGAGAATCATTATGGCTGTACATGTTTTTGCAATGACTGATGAACAATTACAATCTGCCTCTAGGATATGGAAAATAGATTTTGTCCATAAGTGGCACGATTGGCGTTCACATGGCGATATAGATTGGGATAACGATACTCTAATATTTGCTAACAATTCATCTGTTGATAAGGTTTCAAAATGGACATGGCAAGATCACGAATTAAACTAGTCGGTAAGACACGACATGGTAAGAATCGTATTAACCAACATGGTGATATATGGTTTGTACAAGAAGTGAGAGGTGACAAAATGTTACTTCGTAGTGAACGTAAGACTGAAGGTCCCAAACACAATAGAGTGTTTGATGGACGTTGGGTTCAATTGAAGAACGATCAGAACTTTGAATGGAGTAATTTATGAATAGAAAAGTGATACGAATGGAACAACTTGCAAACCAGCCGAAGCGTCGCAAGCCTCGTAAACCAATGACAGCAGCTCAGAAGAAGGCTGCTGCTGAACGTCTAGCAAAGGCTCGTGCTGCTAAGAAGAAGACTGGTGGTGCACCTAAGAATGTACATCCATCTGTTGTTGCTAAAGATGACAATGACATGTTTTCTCTAAAGAATGTTCGTGAGTGGATCAAACACAACAAAGAACTTCTTACAGAAGAACGTCGTGGTCTTCGTGCTAATGTCAAAGGTGCTCAGGCTAAGGTTTCTGTTCTTGAAGGCTACGTTCGTCATATGGAACACTACATCCGTACTGGTGACTGGATTGATACCCACTATGGTAAAGAGCAAGGTCAGAAAGTAAAGTTGAAGTGTGTGGCTATGGCTTACCACTTCGAAGGACCTTTCAAGGGTATGCCTAAACGTGATGTAGGTGTTACATATCCAGATGTTGGTGTGTGGACCCAGGAGATGCATGATGACTATTATGGTACGGAATTGCCAGAACGAAAAGCTAAATATAAACGAAAGAAAACAACAAGGGCATCCAATGGGAAACGTAGTTCAATTTCCAAAAAGAAACAACGCAGCGCTTCCTCAAAGTAATGAGGAGCTGCGCGCCCACTTTAACAAGAATAAGAAACGGTTTGTAAATGGAGTAGTTGATCATTACAGTAGTCAGTTAGCTACAAAGTTTGCAATGCACGGATTCAACTTAGAGAATGAAAAATTTTTGAGAGACTTTGCTTTTTCTGTTGAATCTTTACGCAGTGGGTTGTATCGTAGTATAGGTGTTGAACATCCGTTTCAAGAACTAATGGATGATGTTATTAATCAGATGGAGAGTGATGGGGACCTTGAAGTAGAATACGAAGACGACGAGGATCCAACAGAACTATATTAAAAATGATATTGGTTGATTTGAACCAGGTGATTTTGAGCAATCTAATGAAACAGATTGCAGTATCAAAAAAATCTGAAGTGGAAGAGGGGCTAGTAAGACATCTGGTCCTGAATAGTTTAAGATTATTCAAGAGCAAGTTCTCTAGTGAATATGGCGATCTTGTTATCTGTTGTGATGACAGGAAGTATTGGCGTAGAGACTTTTTCCCATACTATAAAGCAAACAGAAAGAAGGATCGTGCAGCAAGTGATCTTGACTGGCACATGATCTTTGATACTCTGAATACTGTTAAGCAAGAACTCAAAGATAACTTCAAGTGGAAAGTGATCCAAGTAGAAGGTGCAGAGGCTGATGACATTATTGGTACTCTATGTCACAAACATGGACATCTTGGTATTGTAAATGGAACAGCAGAACCTATCTTGATTCTTTCTTCTGATAAAGACTTTTGTCAGTTACAGAAGTATGCTAATGTAGAACAGTACAGTCCTATCCAAAAGCAATTCGTTCGTGTTAACAATCCAGAACGATATACAAAAGAACATATTCTAAAAGGTGATAGAGGAGATGGTATTCCAAACTTCTTGTCACCTGATGATACATTCATCAACAATCAGCGTCAGCGTCCGTTGAAGAATGTTAAGCTGCAAGAGTGGGCTATCCAAGCACCAGAAGACTTTTGCTCAGAAAAGATGATGAGGGGATACAAACGTAATCAGACGTTGGTTGATCTTGATTTCATTCCAAATGAACTTCAAGATAATATCATAAAAGAGTTTGAGGAGTATGAAATTCCTAATGGTGATCTACTAAATTATTTTATCAAAAACAAATTAAAGAACCTCATGGAGCATATTAATGAATTCTAGTATGGGATTAGCTGAAGTCTTACATGCAGCTAGTAAAATAAAAGACAAAAATAAACAAATTATTCATCTGCAGAAAAACAGTACAAAGATGTTAAAAGAGATTATTGGATTGTGTTATGATCCAAGAGTGCAGTGGAGACTACCACCAGGAAAGCCTCCATACAGAGCACTACCTAAAGCATCAGATGCACAAAGTGTATTAAAAGCAGAGATGAGAAAGATGGCCATCTTTGTAGAGAATCCTCAGTATAGAGATTTAAGTCCTCTTAAAAGAGAGACACAGTTTGTACAGTTGTTAGAATCAATTGATTGTGATGATGCTGAGATGTTATGTTCAATCAAAGATGGAAAGATGCCATATAAAAATTTAAGCAAGGAATTGATGAAGGAGGCATTCCCTGGCATCAGCCAGGGATGGTGAGCAAAGGAGGATCTTAGAAGAAAATGGGTCGTACTTACAAGAAAAGCAAATCTGATTATGAAGATAGTTACAAACCCTCTAAACAACAAAAAACGAAAACACTTACTTTCTCAACTCGCAAAAGTAGGAAAAAGTACTCAAAGCGAAATGTCATGGACTATTCAATACTAAAAGGAAACTTCTATGAGTGACATAGGTTATATTATTGGCAACGGAAGATCAAGACAACAGTTTGATCTTTCTCGTTTGAGAACTACGTTTGGTAAAGGACTTGTTATAGGTTGTAATGCTTTATATAGAGACTGGTATAAGGATTGGTCTCTACCAGACTATCTTGTAGCTATTGATGAAAAGATCATCAATGAGATTAACAAAAGTGATTATCCAAAAGATAGATTTATTATTCCACCAGAACATGAACAGTACGAGCCAGCAGAATATAATCCTATGCAACCAAGAAGCAATGCTGGTATGAATGCTATGCAGGAAGCAATCCGCAAAGGTTGTAATACTTTATACTGTCTTGGTTTTGATTTCTTGATTGCAGATGCTGAACAGTCAACATCCAATGTGTATGAAGGTACAAATGCATATGGACCAGAGACTCATGCATCATACACAGACTCAGTTAATCGTACTGGTTATTTGGGATATTTTGCTAGAAACAATCCGAGTGTAGACTTTTATTTTGTGTTTCCACATACTACAAAAGATATACACCCGGTTGATGCAACTAATGTTAGAGGTTTGTACTACGCTGACTTTGAGGATCTTCTTGAAACGAAGGTTGCTGTTTAACATTCATGTAGTCACCCATCAAATTAAGAATATTAGAGTGGATGGATTCTAAATCTCTCCACTGTTCTTTTGTGAGTGCAAGTGTTCTTTGAAACCTATTACTTGTGTTAAGCATGTCAGCAAGAGTATCAACCAACTCTTCATCTGTCATTCTATTAATATGGGTTTTGATTCTGTAACCCATTTCTTCTCTGCTGCTGTCGGTCTCGTTGTGATATAACCAGCCACGTTCTTTTATAGCTACTTGACTCATTTGTTTGCCTCCATGATTGAATACAACAAGCCTTTCCATTCTTCTGCTCTGAAGTCCCAATTATAATATACGTCTGTATAATTCTTTTGGAACTCCAACTTTCTGATTGAGTTCTCTGTTGTAACATTTTCAATAACAGATCTCAATACTGCGTAGAATCTATTTGCATGCGTCTGGTGATCTTCATCAAACTGATACATTGCTGCAAAGTTAGAAGTAGTCTCTGGCAAAGCTGCTAAGTTAGGACATACAACTGCACACTTTGCACTCATAGCCTCGATAGCTGCAATACATGATGTTTCTTGCCAGATAGACGGATAAGCAAAGATGTGTGCTTTCTGAAGGGCTTCTCTTACCACTGAGTTAGGTTGAGCGCCGTGATACGTAATCTTAGGATGATTACGACATATATCAAACAACGATTCATACTCTTTATCTCTCTCAGGCCATCCATACACATTAAAAGAGCTATACACATCTAAGTGAATATTATCAAACTCTTCTGCCAATGCTTCATATGCTGGAACGAGAAGACCAAGACCTCTATGAGGTGTAGTATGGTAGATTAGGTTTACACAGTCAGTTGGCTTAGTATGATCTGGAATAGGATCAATAGCATTACGCATAACAGCCGATTCGCTGTATCGAATGTTATGTGCCATCTGATAAGTTTGTAACTGCCAGTTAGAAACGAATACAAGTTTATCAAACCTTTCTCGGCTTTCTGGATCTTTGAGATGAGCAGCTTCAGGATCAGCCCATAGATCATGCAACCAAAGAATTCTTGGTTTATCTTGTAAGTCTCTTACTCGAGAACAAATAACTTGGAAGTAATCTCTTAGATCATCAGGCAGCCTGTTGAATAGCTGCTCTTTCATCATCTCGGTACCACCTTTAGCGTTCTTAGCTAATTCGTCAGTACCCCAGTCTGTCTTATTCTTAGACAGAGGAAAGCCTGGTTTGTCTTCAACTTTCCTGTTTGTTATGTTCAGTTTTGTCACTCAGTTCTCCATTAGGTACAATATCATATTCATCAACATTAGGATCCCAGCCATCACCTAAACTGATAACACATCCCTCTTGTTGACCATCAAATCCAAATTCTAAAAATAACCAGTTGCCAGAATCTTGATCAAGAAAGAACGCAACTGGCATTGGAACTCTGCCTTGTTGAGATCTTACCACAGAAACTCCAACAAAGAGTGGTTTAAGTCTGGCGCCAAGTTCATAATGTTTTGTAACTTCCTCTATAGTGGCACATTGTACAGGTTTATGAACCCATTCAGGTTCAGCCATTGCTCGAGCTGCTAAAATAATAAACACACCAAAACAGAATGCAAATAACAACTGCATTCCAAACTTATCTATTTTGTCGAATGGGTCTTTTTTCATCTACTCGTCATCAGATGATGCCTTTCTTTTTCTAGGTCCAGCCAATACTGATTTGAAATCTGAACCTTTGAACCATTCATCTTGAACTCTGACTTTGATAAATCGTTTGTTGGTTTCTTTAGTATTAGGATTAGGAACTGTTACGTACGCATCCTTTCCTGCAAAGAATGCTTTCATTTTATTTGCATGAACTTTTGAAAGATCTTGCTTGTATTCTCTACGAGCTGCTTTGGTAAGTTGTTTGCTCACGGTACGGCGCTCCCCTTTACTTATCTGGCTTGTCCTTTGTTTCTTCTTTCCCATTGTCTATCACCCTAAACTTTGTAACTTTTTTTTCTGGAGTAAATGATTTGAGTAAGTCTTCAACATCTATAATGCCATCATCTACAATATCGTCGGAAGAAATTTCAATACCATTGTCTTTAACAAAGACTACTTTATCAACATAATTGAACCCACAACCACGAACAGCTTCTGCGAGACCACTTGCAAGTGATTTCAGATCACCTGCTTCAAAATCAAATGTTCTTTGTAGTGGAACCAAACCAAAATCGTCTTCTTCATCATAATCACGATCATCACAAATTAATGTAAACCTCATTTTTTGTTCTTCCTTTTGTTACGGTTTTTCCTTTTATTAGAACCAATCTTCCGACGACCTGCTGGTGGTCTATTCTTTCGTGGCCACGGCATGTTTTCTAATTCCTTTCACATATTTAACTTTAATGTCTCTAAGATTCTTTGAGTGCATACGTGTGTTAAGACTGTGAAGCAAGTGACCTGCAACACCCTCCCAGTAGTTATAACCCCAAGAGTCTGTTTTGCAATTGTCTCTTGCAATATATGCATTTTCTATTCGTTGTTCATACAACTGAACCATTTTAACCATCTCCGACATTTTTCGCATTCCATACAGTCCAGGTTTTATGTAACACATAGAACCAGCATCCATTGATTGCAGGTTCAATTAATGCTACCGCACCAGCTTCAAATAAACTAGCATTAGTAACTATACTTACTACTGACATAGCAATAATGATATGACCCATAGTATAGATCACTGCTAAGGCAGCACTGCTACGTCTTATAATATTAAATATACCATCACTAAATTCAGTCATATCATACTCCAAAATGGCCTCTGCGGAGAGATTCGAACTCCCGACCCTCTGCTCCCAAAGCAGATGCGCTACCAGGCTGCGCTACACCGAGGTTGGGGTGATGTACGGGATTTGAACCCATACTACAAGTGCCACAAACTTGCGTGCTAACCATTGACACTAACATCACCATTGGCCTCTGCGAGAGGATTCGAACCCCTGACCCACGGCTTAGAAGGCCGTTGCTCTATCCAGCTGAGCTACGCAGAGATTCATTACGAATGATGTCTTGCTCACTTAAATTATCACCAAACCAGGTTTCTAAGACAACACATTTTTCATTCGAATCGTTAAATCCTCTATGCCATTCACCAAGCATAATTCTATGAGACTGTTGTTCTTTAAGTCTCATAATATAATCACCACCTAGTTGAATGGAAGCTATACCTTTAAGCACTGTCCAAGTTTCACTTCTGTGTTCATGTCTTTGCATAGACATGGACTGACCTGGCATTATCTCAAAGATCTTTGTACGTGCACCATCAATGTTGTGAACAGTCTTATAACGACCCCACTGTCTTTCTACCCATTGATTTTCATAATTATTAAGAATCCAAGACGAGCTATTCTTCTTGTCATTACCACCAACACCAAATATGAATTCTACATTTGTTTGATATGTAGTATTTTGTTCTGGAATGTTAGCAGACGTTCGATCTCCTCCGTTACAGAAACGGATATTATCTGATACAAAAGATGCAACGTGATGAATAGCATTGATAGCTGTGTTATCTGAATCATCAAAACCAAATACAATTGGTGCACATCGTAGTGATTCTAACACAGCCTTACGTTCTTCGAAAGGCATAAAATATCTGCCTTTCTTTTTTACTAGCCACTCATCGCTATTCAATCCTATATAAAGTTTTCCAGCATAACCGCTAGCGGCGTTAATATAGGACAAGTGGCCAGAATGGATGGGATCAAACCCACCAGTTATGAGAGTACAACTCACTTCTGGAACCTTACAGTTTGTTGCTTACCATTGTAGAAGAACGTAATTGTTGAATGGCTATACACTTGCTGTGTTTGCTGAGTGTATGATGTAACATTCTTACAGCGTGTTTCTTGCTTGTAGCCAACAATCTCTTGGCCAGCTTTGCTATTTGAATGACCAATCATTCCACCAAGAAGAGCACCTACTGCTCCACCATTGTCAACATTCTTAGTAACATTGTTACCAATAACTCCACCAATGATAGCTCCAGTAAGAGCATCGGCAGTCTTATCACCATTCCCACCATAGACAGGAACTTCGACAACTTCACACTGCTGTGTGGTATTAGGAATATTAGTCACTTTGTTGATAAAGTGATCGTTAATGTTAGCTGAACCAGCAAAAGCTGGATGACATGAAGCTAAAACCAACAGTGAAGCAAAACTAATCTTTTTCATAGGTATCTCCTCTTTTCTAACCTTGCTTATACTATCACTGATAATAGTTATTAAGTCAACAACTAATTCCAATATTCTGAGCTTTTTTTTGTATATAAATCTGACTTGCGAGATTTACCTTCGTTCTTTCTTGGACCTTTCATGTGGTCCATATAATCACCAAGTATACTATTAATAAAAACGTGATCGTAATCTTTACCTTCCGGGGTAATGTTCTTAAATCTAACACCTTGCTGCTCATATGCCTTCCTCACTTGATCAAATACAAAGCTATCATGCCACTGTTCTAATTTAAACAAACTATCATCTAAGTACAACATCTTCCACGAACTAATAAAGTCATGGAATCTTGGATGTTGTGTGTTATAGATAACAAAACCACATTCACTATAATTATTCTCTCTACCAAGATATGAAGCAAGACAATCAGGTTCAATTAAGGATCTAATAATATCATTATTAAAAGGTGTATGAGTATATGTGTCTGCATCAATCCATACAACATAATCACCAGGAGCATTAGTTACAGCATTAAATATAGAGAATGTCTTGTAGGCAAATCTAACAGCACCTCTATGAAGCTCTAAAGGATTTTGTTGATCACCTCTATCCTTATGTCTTTCAACAAATTCTTTACACTCTGGTTCTAACTCAAACAAGTCATATTGTTTAACATTGATACTATCCTCAAAGTCAATCTTCTCTTCAGAGTATACTCTAATTGGACATTCCCAATTCTTTTTGAAACTATCGAGCATTGTTTTACCATTACGCTCATAGTATTGTCTGTTCATAGATGTAACAGCATAGATTCTATTTGACAACTTTTACTCCTGCGGCCTGATGCCAGTTTCTCCATAGAGGTTCAACTTCTCTATCAAATTCCCAAAGCCATTCAACTAATGCTTTGTACTCACCTTCTTTCCATTTAGAATAAGGTGCATATGTTGGTTTGCCTAGTCCCCAGTTCCAACCAAGATGAGCCCAATCACTGAGCTCATCGAATCTAATAATTGTACCAGGTTTGATATTATTATTCAACGTCTCTAGTGCATATTTTGTAGCACTGTATATGTCTGGATCCATATTAATAAAAGCTAACTTCTGATCTTTGAGAGTTGTTTCAATAAACGGTTCAAGTGTATCCTGGAACATACCTTTGATGAGAGTTACATTATCTGGTACCTTTGGTAATCCTGTATCTTTATTGATATTGTCTGGATCCTTAACAAAGAATCTTTTCATGTCTAATGTCTTGCCACCAGTCTCCCAAACTTCATCTACACCTTCAAACGTATCAAAACCATAGAAGTGTTTGTCTGGATTCCATGCAGCCATGTAAGAGATCGATCTACCAAACCATACACCAAGTTCAATAAACACACCCTCATCACAAAGAGGAATGCAATAATCAAACTCAGCAAACTTATTCTCTGTTGGAGTATCACCTTGTGTGATAACATGTACTTTTTCAAATGCAGAGATCATATCATTTTACTCGCTTCTATTTTTTCTACTATTTCAGAATCAAAGTTTTCAAAAGCATATTCTAACCATTCATGTTTTAAGTTAGCTGTAAGAGATATATCCAACTCTTCTTTGGTCTTCATATCGTTCCATACTTTAGAATGTTCTACTTCTCCTGGTATGACTAATGTGTCACTTGTTCTTTCTAAACCATATTTAATCTCTAACATACCAAGAACCTTGTCACGTTTTTCTGGTACCAACATATCGTGGTAGTGAATAAAAGTATAGTTAGTAAATCTTGTTTGATAAAACCAAGAGAAGTACCAATCATTCCAATGTTTAATACACAATCTTATATCCATCTTAAAATCTTCCCACTCAGGATGATCCTTAATATATTCTACAAGATTCTTATATTCCCAGTTGTAGATAGAATTATCTTTACTGATAACAGGACATGTTTTCCACAAGTTGGCATTGAACTTAACTATACCATTCAACCACTTGATTGGATCTCTTGCGCAAATGATAACAAACGAATATTCTTTATCTAAGATATCTGCAAGACGATCGCTGTAGCTATGGTGCTTCCAAGTTCTATCACCATCAGCTCTGCCAGTACCAATTTGTTCGACTGGATAGTTAAGCTCTAGAATTTTCTGTACAAAATTAGTACCAGACCTGTGGGGTCCAAAAACCATTATAGGATGTTTTTGAGATGCTTCCATGGTAGTCCAATTCCTATTTCACTTTCATCCCACTGACAGTATGATAGATCCTGCACCCACTGTTGTCTACTTTCTCTTCTTAGATTATTGATATCAAATACTGATTCACTTGATATTGGGAAAGCAAAGTTACCAGGATCACAAGCAATAGTTGGACATCCGTTGAGAACTGATTCAATAGCCATACCTGATGTATAGGTGACAGTACAATATGCTTGTTCTAATGTTGGTATCAGATTATCTTTTGTTCCTTGCTGCATCTCGACACCTGGCATTGTCATTAGCTTCTCTATCCATTCCATATCATATTCACGAGAGATCTGAGGCATACGAACTAGGATCTGTCTGTCTGTTTGGTTTCTAATAATCTCAGCACTGATACAAGCCCACTCTGCAATGTTACATCCTCGCAGAGATGCATCACCAGGAATCTGAAGAACAATAACTATTGGACCGTCATGGTTATCATTCCATGCTTTGATCTCTAAGTTAAACTTCTTTCTAATAATATCCCAACGATCAATTGGTCTCATATGATTATTGAATCGACCTGTGTCATGTAGGAAACCATTAATACCAATTCTGTAAGAATCATCCTCCATGACATCTTTAACAGGACCGCGACCAAGCAATGGTGTTTCTAATACTATAAACTTTTCTGCATTTTCTACTACACTGTTCTTGATTATGTGATGAATGTTTGGTCTAGGTTTCCATGAACCGAAGATGACAGCAACATCACATGGCTGATAAGCAAGATCCTTTTCAAACAAGATAGGTTCATCACCCATAAGTTTAACACCACTTGCAAAGTATCTCAACGCTCTATCAAACCTAGGATGGTTTGCAGATTGGAGAAAGATTCCTACTTTCATCGTCCAATAATTCCGTAATCAACAACTTCTTCATAATTGATACCAAGGTCTGGAGCAGTTTCCAAACGACGATAGAACTCATCAACAAGATCCTGCCGAGCATGCTGCTGAGGTGTTCCAGTATACCAACCTGGCTTCCATGGTTGTGTTGCCATGTTGGTATAGTGTAGCTGATAGATCTCTTCACCAAAAACTTTACCTGTATCACCGTCAAGTGAGTTCCAGCGTGGGTCAAGATCCTTTACAAGATTCTGATTACCAGAGAATAGATTAATCATTCTGTGATGATAGTCTTCCATAAAGCGTTGACGTTTAACTGGAACAAGATGTTGTTCCATAGCAGCACAGTCAAATACCATTACACAAAACTCATGGCCACCAAAACGTGTACCAGGACGAGCTGCAATAGGTTTGCCTTCAAGATCAGTATCAATCAACTCTGCCATATCACGGAAATTAATCATGTCACAGTCAGTATAGATTGCACGACCTTGGAAGTTACATGCTTCTGGAATAAACCAACGGTAACCAGAAAATGGAGTAGACCATCTGCTTGTAGATGGATTGTACCAAAAGTCTTGATCGTTACCTGTTTGTCTCATAAACGTAATGTCAACCTCACGAGATGCATTCTCTTTGATTGACTCTACATATACCTTTTCAATATCTTTATCTTCACCCATAGCGGATGAACCAATAAAGATTTTAATTTTATCGCTCATATCTGAACCTCTTGAAATCTAAAATGTATCTATTGTAAAGTTTGATCTTCTGTTCTTCGTCTAACTCTATGGTTCCATTAGACTTATTATAACGTGTTAGCGGTATTGGATCAACAAAAATCTGCTTGCACAGCTGCTTCCAATCTCTACCTAATGTCTCTATATGAATATAATCACATTCATCCACATAGATAAAAGAGTCTTGTGATACAAAATGTTCATCACCCTCATCATCTGAATAAGAGCAAACGAGATCAATTGCTTCATTGATAGACAGGTTAGTAAGATTAATGTTGTTGTCTCTAAAAAAAGGAGGTGTCTCAAATCTATGAGCAGCAGTACGTTGAACCAAATCTGTATAGAATGAAATGAACCTTGAGTATGGATGTCTGCTTACTGTGAAGTGAAAGGTAGTATCATAATTACCTCCTAGAATATCTAGCACTGGAGGATATACAGAGCCACCTTTTTCGTTACCTTTGTGAATCCATTGTTTGTTTTCATTTGCAAAAGATTGACCATGTTCTAGTTCATACAATGCATTCTTAACTGTAGTGCTTGCATTCTTTGGAATACCATGAAACATTACATTTAAGTTTTTGTAGTATACTGGAGTCTGTCTATTGTACTTCAAAACCTTTTTCCTTTAGTCTTGCTATAAGAGTTTCGTGTGGAGTAGATGGACAATCGTTTTCTATTTGACCCCAGAACTCTGGATGGCTGTTTAGTAGATCTACATAGTATTGTGTGGTCCTTCTACGTCTATGTTCTTCTATGTTATCGGGAAACTGATGGACAGGTTGGACACCAGAATCAATCACCTCTGCACCGGTGTGCTGTAAGTAATATCCAAGAACATACTCTGGTGAATATTTCCAGTTTGCTATTTCTTGATGGAAGAGGGAGAACGGTACAAACCTGTGACAGTCAAAGTACCATGACATCATGTAAGGTGTTCCAAAAGCAAATCCATCCCATACATTACGAGGATGAGATCTACCTCCCATCTTTTTAGTAATAAACAATTTACCATGTATATTACCTTGTGGGATATAATCAAGTAGTCGACCTTCATACTCAAAGTCGTAACGAAGTTTAATGACAAGATCGTAATCATCCATACGATCATAGATAGGCTCAAAACCTTTGCTTGTCATATATTGGATACGGCCAAACATAAAGATTGGATGGTTCTTTTTGTTAGAAAGGAGTAGCTTTTCAAATCTCCATAGGTCTGGCCGATCTGGGGCAGAATAATCAACAAAGTTCATTGCCTGTGTACCAGGTGCAAGATTCATAAGTTCATTATTGCGTTCTGTATTATCTTTTGTCCATGAAGAGTGATAAGAATGTACATTACATCCTTCAAGGAATTGTTTATGGTTGTCTACACAATTCTCAAATGTTCTAGGTTCACCAGTATATACAACTGCTACGCGCATATCATATCCTCTACATTATATTTTTCATAGATCTTTGGATGCATCTTCTTCAATGTCTCTTTATACTGTTGAAGGGTTACAGCTCTTTTGTTTGTGATAGATTTACTACTATCCATAGGCTTGGTTCTGTTGTAGTAATCGTTCTCTGTAATCTGCATACCAAGAATGTCTTTAGTATGTTTGACATTAAAACTTTTAATTTTGTTAATATACAAACCAAGAGTTGACTCAGCTTTAAATAGTTTATCTTTACAGAAGTCATCTTCATAGTAATGTGGCAACCAATCAGTAAACTGATAATACTGGTGCATAGTATAAGGAGTACCAGCTGCAAAGCCATCATACTCCATTCTCCAATTGCCAATCATATCCCAGGGTGCACTTCCACCAATGTCTTCTGTAAGAAGAAGTTTAGATTCTTCTAGCTGCTCTGCTATGTTTTTGAGATAGATGTGATCATATCTAGAACGAATGATATAATCATATTGTGTGGGATCTGGAATCAGATCATAACTGAATCTAGCCATACGCTCGATACGAGGCAACATATAGATAGGAAGGAACTTCCAACTATCAAATGTTTTACCTTTGTAATGTTCAAATGTGTTTGTGAGGACTTGCTCTTCAAATTCTTTACATTGAGTGATGTAGGTATCATTATCACTAATTAGATAAGCCTTCTTTGGCTTTCTTGCAAGTACTTTGTTTTGATCAACATAAGATGATCTAGTCCACATAGTGGCATAGATATCAACTTCACAGTTTGGAAAAGCAGTTTCTATTGTATGATTACAATATTCCCAGGTGCGAACTTCACCCGATAGGCATAGTGCTAATTTCATTTAATACTCTATCCGCTGTTTCAAAATTTTCAGGTACACACAATCTAATCCAGTTTGTTCTATTGTCTCCTGGGATTGTGCAATTACCTCTAATTATAAACTCATCATTGTCAAAAGTCAAGTTATCATTTGCTGTATTAATATGTAGCCAATTACACTGACTATCTACAACATCGTATGCAAGTTTTCTTGCCTGAATATTCATGTATGATCTTACTATCTGTACTCTCTTTATGTGATCTAAAAAATCTTGTTTGTTGTCACACAAAGTTTCAATCCATCTCATAGTAAGACCATTGATCTCATACATGTCTCTGAATCTTTTCAATCCAACTGCTGGTGTACCATAACCAACACCAAACCTAACTCCAGCTGATCCATGAGCCTTAGATAAAGTTCTAGTGATAAGAACATTATCAAATTCAGTAACATATTCAGCAAACGACTTTACATTACTAAACTCAATATATGCTTCATCAACTACAAACAATACATCGTGATCACGACACTCTTTTGCAATGCTAATTAAACAACTAATATCGATAACATCACCAACAGGAGATGATGGATTAGAAAGAAACACAGCTGATGTGTTGTCATCTATCTCATGTAAGACATTAGCTACATCTACGTGCTGATCTTTATATGGAACACCAACAAACTTTGCATTGTACAGATCACTATAGACCTTGTACATAGGAAAGCATGGAGTAGTTGAGATTACCTTAGACCTTGCTCTAACGAAGACTTCAAAAGCATACTTGAGTATACGATCACTCCCATTCCCGATAATAAGATTAGAAGGATCAGGTAACTCAAAGTAATCGCAAACCCTGCTATAAAGAGTGTTGAGATTAGGGTAATACTTAATGTCAGATTGAGACAAGGAACTAATAAATTGATTCCACATTTGATCAGAAAAGTCTTCGTTACGTTCAGCGCTGTGGAGACGAATCTTGTCATGTGGTACTTCTTCATTAAATTTACGCTCAACCTTATACAGATGAGACTTCATCTTCATTATGGACACCTAACTGTGCAAGAAGTGGAGCCAGCTCTTTGTAGCTGCAGTTCTTACAATGCTTTGTTGGATTATTTGTTTCGCAACCAGAACGAACAGCGGAATACTCATCGCTGCCTCTTATTCTATCTATGTCCTCCATGAACAGGTTACCAAACTCTCTTGCCCCTGTATTTAGCGCACACATAAGCACTCTACCTTCAACAGTAGTATATAAACCATGTTGAGGCCAGAAGCAATCACTATAATCCCATTCAGATTTACCTTTGATATTGTCTCGCCAGTTATCTTTCAGATACTGAATCTGTTCTTGAGTGTAACCACCAACCGTATCATCAATAGATGAATCTTCAGACCAATCTTGAGCAATGTTTAGTCTGAGTTCCTCCAATCCATATGGTACCACAATGTGATCATATACCTTTTGAATGTCTTCAATGTTTTCTGTATTGACAACATAGTTACAAGTTACCTTACAATTATATCTCTCTGCTTCTTTGAATTCATCTAAGAATGTAATAAGTTTATGCCATTTAGCTGGTGCTCTATACTTCTCATAGCTGTCTTCAAAACCATCAATAGAAAAGTAAAGAAGATCAATATATTTCAATGCTTCTCTAACTTGAGGCTGTAATCTATACTGACAGTTTGTAGCCACAATAAGTTTAGCTTTAGGAAAGTATTGTTTGAATAAACGACACACATCACCAAACTTTGGATGTAGGAAAGGTTCACCCATACCCATCAACTTAGCTTCTTCAATAGGATGCCTTGATAGGTTTTGTAGTAACCTTTCCCATTTCTCAATTGGCATATGCTGTAGTTTGCCAATTACATCTTCTCTATTACAGAAACTACAACGTAGGTTACAATAGTTTGTAGTTTCCATGTATACATAACGAATAGGCTTAAGCGACACTAAAACAATCCTCCATACGAATAGCACCATGAATAGCACTACGAACATGACGTCTGGTTACTTCACCTCTGCAATGGAAACCAGACACATTAGCCATTACAAGAGTGTTTGCTTTTACTGGTTGACCTTTCAACTCAATATCCATATCAGATAGATCTTGTTCTAAAGCTCTAAAAGATCCTTCACCGTGACCTTTGTTACGAGAACGATCCCATGTACCTTTCACAACTGCTATACTCTCTCTGTAATGGAAGTCAAGTATTTTTTTGTTTAGTTTAATACTATATTCTCCAAAAGTGAAAGGTCCATCTTCTGGTTCTACATCATATGGAAAGTACCAATATTTGATACATGGAAAGAACACGTCACTATGACATACTTTTTGGATATCACCATTACCTGGTGCACTATCAACTTTCTGTACATATGTTGTTTTCATATAGAAATCTTGTACAGCCTTATCGTTTGGATCTCTACGAACAGCTGTACATAATCTGTCAAAAATATCACTCTTCTTAACAAGACCAGTAATGTTTGGAAAGTCACCGTCTTTTAGATTAGCAACTGTATTTACTGGTTGTAGATTTTCTATGTTGGGAAACTTCTCAATCTCTTCACGAACTTTATTAAGAAAGTTATTATCAGCATAATCTTCGAACTTAAAGATTCCAATACCATTATCAAATCCTTCCATTCCTTCACCACGTAAGTCACCAGCATGTCGAGCAAAGATCATTCTAAAGATATGAAAACCTTTTTCCATAAGTTCAACATCCATAAATGGATACTTGTCAAACTTACCATATCTATCTTCTGCCATCTCACGTCTGGTGTCAAAGAACTTCCAGCCTGAGAATACTGCTGGATGTGGTTCTTCTTCGAAGATAATTCTATATGCTTCTGTAGCTTTTTCTAAGAAGTTTTCTTTTGTAAGAGACTTTTCAATCTCTGTTACTTCTGGTTTATCTAAGTACTCTCCTAAGAACATTGCTGTAAGATCCTTTTATAGTTGTACTCTGCAAACTCTTTGTACGTCCCACAATCAACGAAGTTGGATATCTTCTGTGTATCAAATTGTAAGTCTGAGAGTAAATGTTTAATGACGTGGCTTACAAATACTTCACTGTCTCTATCTCTGAGTTCTTTGTAAGCTCTATTGTAATCATCTGTTGATGCAAAGCTATAGCCACCTGCGCAAAACAGATTACCAATGACGTTCTTTTCTACTATGTTAGTTACCATCCCTTGTTCAGTAGTCTGTACAAAACTCTTTGCTGCTACGTTATACAAATCTAAGTTATCTCTGAGATCTCCAACACAAACATAATTACCATGTTTTAAAGGAGCGTCAAAGAAACTATCACAGTCAGCAATAAACAGTGGTCTATTATTTAGACCTTTGGAAACCTGATATACAGTCTCTGCAGGACCAGATGTTACTTCATCTAAGATATGAATAATGCAATTACCATCAAATGTGTGTTCTAATATTCTTGCAGCATCAAACTGATCATCATGTTGCTTCAAAATAATAAAGTGCACGTCATCATCATTTAAGATGTATGGACTTGCAGCTTTCTCAATCATCAGTTCACCATCATACATAGTGAGAAGATACTTTGGTCTCTCGCCAGGATATCTTGAACTTCTACCTGCGCACGGAAAAACTATGGCCATAGTTTATTGATCTCCTTATATAAAAAGTCTCTCGTACTTTCCTCTGTACAGTAAGGAAGTATTCTCAAGAGCATAAAGATTAGTATACTATCATTCCTCAAAAAAGTCCACTGTTTTTTCAACTCGTTACTTATCTTGTTACATACAATTCTATAGTTTGTCTTGTTCTTTCTATTCCTAACAAACCACAAACAATCTAAATCTTGTCTTAGCTTTGATCCATCATACTCTACACATGATATGTCAGTTGGGTTAGCATCAATGAGATAAAAGTCATTCTTGTAATATAGAATATTATCTAAAGTAAAGTCACCATGACAAACATCTACAGTTACTTCTTGTGGTAATCTTTCTAGCAACTGAATAAAACTAAAATTTATTCTATCAAAGTCAACGTGCTCTTCTATACTTGATAGCTTATCAACTATAGGTTGTCTAATGTCTATTTCTTCAAATGCTTTGAAACTATCAAAGTATGAGTTAATAAAACTAATTAGTTTATCTATATCTTTATTATCTGCACGTTCAATATATGTCTTCATATCAACACCGTTAATGTATTCCATTTCTATCTTATCTTCAGAAATGACTTTTACCTTAGGTGTTTTGAATCCTTTGATTCTAAGACAATCTAAAAGATTAGCTGATGCAGCTAGCTTTCGACTGCCTGACTTGATAACTTTATATGTACTATTATCATCATAAAGTTCAACCATGCAGCCACTGTGTCCTTTAAATTCTTTAACCTTCAACATAACACAAAACCTTGTGGAGTGTATTGATATCAACCATCAGGTTTTTATTCTTTGCTTTCACTCCTCCTTGTTTTGATCTCTCTGTATCATTGGTTGTAATAGCTGGAAACGTATACCAATTCAAACCACATACGTCAGCTAAGTTATTCCATCCACATTCTTCTTTCAGTTCAAAGTGATGGTTAAAATCAATTACTGTTCCACCTTTAGGCATAGCATGTACGTGAGTAAGACCAGCACCAGTTGGACTGATAACAATCTTAGCTTGGCCAAAGACATTAATCTTTTCAGATATATCTAAATTAGAAAAATTATCATAACACACAAAGCCATGTTCAGACAAATATCTTTTAACCTCATCTTCGTTATCTACACATCGTGCAGCAGCATCACCTCTACTAATGTATACTTTCTGAAATGGAAAAGCAAACTCTGATTTAAGATTGTCTCTTAGAAACTCTCCAACCCAACTATTAGCCTTACCTCTATATGATGTTGCAGGATATGTGTATGTGTAATACTTAGGTGCTTTGACAACACATGGTGTATCTACTTCTACAACTCTTTTGATAATGTCAGGGAAGTATGTCAACGAATCTTGTTGCCATGGTTTTAGTTTGTTAGTAATGATAGGCCAGTGGTTATCTCTGAATCCTTCTATTAATGGCAAGTCTTCAAAGAACCAATGCCAATACTGTTGAATGTTGAACCATAGATTGATTGGTCCATCAAACTCAACTTCTTTTATACCATCAGTAGTAAGATCAAACTTTTCACCACCTGGAATACCTGGAACAGTTCGAGGTTTCCAAAAGTCACTATTGTTAATAAAATTAACAGCATCCTTAGAGAACTCATGATGATAAAAATTATGTTCATCTACTATACCAAACAAACCATGTTCATGACTACCAGATATGGCAAAGCCTTTATCAAACGTAAATTGTTTGAATGGTTTCTCAGGATACTGGAATGTATGATCAATCCAATTGTTAGATCTTTCTTCTAACAACTTGACCGTATATTCTCTGTAACTAAATGGTTTTAATTCTTTGGTGGGGATATGTTCTAGATCTTGTTCAACCACTAACATGCCAGGCTACTTTTCTCGCTTCAACTATATGATCAGGTGGCCTATGCCACTTTCCATTAATATTGCTATTATAAAATGTGTCGTCTTCTAATACATTATTTATGAATTGTTCTTTAACTTCTGAATAGTTTACATCACCTTTTGTTTTATGCAAACTTAAAATTATCCTTTTGAAGTATCTTTCTCCAACTACTTCTATATCTGCTTTTAGCTCATCACTGGAACCATAGTAATCCTTCCAGTTAGATTCTTTTCTAACACGGCGAGACTTTCCAGCTTGTTTTCTGATTGTGTAGAAATATTTGCGACCAATATATTTGCGACCATTGGTGAGATTTGTAATCATATAAACAAATCCAAAGTAATCACCAATGTCTTCTGACTCAAAGGTTAGACCTTCAAACACCCATGGGTTATCGTATGTCGTCATCTTCAAAATCATAATTATCTTCTATAAAATCATCATCGTCATCGTATTCTTCAGGTAAATCACTTCCGCAGAAAGGACAAAACTGTAAATCATACTCATATGTTTGATTTACTGAGATGTCAAATATAGCTCCACATTGATCACATTCGCATTCTATTACTACGTCTTTTGGCTCAGACATCTATGCTCCTCTGTCTATACAATTTTGTAATATTCTTTCACGCTCCTCATCATCACTATATAGCCATTCACGTATCTCATCTTTAGTCCGAAAACACCCTAGACAAATATTATTTTCGTCTAGGGTGCAAATATTTATACAAGGAGACTCAACTGTTCCTATATTTCGCATCCGCCCGCGACGCATGCTAGCTCCTGTGCACCTTCTGTCATATCTGAGCTTTCATACTCAGATAGAATACTCCAGTCAACATTTTGTGGCATTTGAGCTTTTAGCTCTTCGTATTCTTCAACACCACAATCTTGGTATGGAGCTTGGCGGTATGTATGATCTGAGAATGGAAGGAATGATACACCAGACATCCAATCAAAGTTTTTATACACCCATGAGCCAACTTCCATCCACTCATGTTCTTTGACTGAGATAGTTACTGATGGCTTATGCTCACACCAACTCTTTTGATATGTTAACCAAAGCTCAAGCTGTTCAATAGCTGTCATGTCTGTACGGAACACAGCATTCTCTGGTGCCTTCATTGGGAATGAAAACACTGAAGTATGTTGTGGTTTCATTACATCATCTTCAACTGGAAACCCTGCATCTACCATCATTTTGCACAACGGGTCTTTCTTGTCCGCACGTACTGTTCTGATGTAGTAAGGATTGTGACGTGCATGAATACCACTCGCAGAATCCACTAGTTGGGATACTGTACCTGAGGGTTTCACGCAAGTTACTGCTGTTGCTTGATTGATTCCAAGTTTCTCTGCCCATTTCTTGTTCACCTCGACGGCATGGTCTCTTAGCTGCTCTAGGCGTTCAGCTAGACCTTCTTTCTTTCCATTTGTGAGTTCGGAGTCCATAATACCAGTAAGAGAGACACCAAGTAGTCTTTCTTCTTCACAGTTGTTTTTCCAACCTTTATTTATGTACTTAAAGTTAGTAAGTGTAGATTGGAATGTTCCCATAATAGCTGCAAACTCTACTTTACGCATCAGGTCATCCATAGAGTCACCTTCACGTACAACAGCTTCTGTCAGATTACAGAACTCTTCATCACGTAGAATAATCTCTGAACATGGATTGGTACCAAACTCATAGTTGGCATCTCTACGACCAGAACGTGATGCAGCCATCTGAGCTGACTCACGATTAAAGATACCACGCTCACCTGACTTTGAGTCGTACAATGCTTTCCACTCATCCATAAAGATACCAATGTCTGGCTTTTCTGTATATGCTGCTGAGTTATTGGCAAGTGCACGTTGTGCTTCGTTTTCCCACCATTGTCCTGCCTTAGCGTGCCTCATACGGTCGTCAGAAAGATTAGAGAGGGATATTAGTGCTGATCTACGTACACCACCTACAACAACAATCTCTGCAATCTTACATACAAGATCGTGACATTCAAGGGACGTCAACTTACGGCCTGCTGCATTCTTAAATACATCAACTGTGAAACGGAATAGATCGTCTAGTGGTTCTGGACCAGATGAACGACCACCAAATGTTTTTAACACAGCACCAGCAGGACGAAGTTTGGACAGATCCCAAGTAGGTATCTGTCCTGCGTACAGCAGAGCAATCAGTTCCTTCAAACCTTTTGCCCATCCAAGACGTGAGTCTGCAACAGAGATAACAGTATCAGTAGGATGGAACTCATCTGCAACTCTTGGCAGTTCGTTTACATGCTGGCGTTCAACTGAGAATCCAACCCCTGTACCATTCATAAGAATATACAGAATCTCATCGAACGCAGTAACTTTATTAACAGCTTTGAATGAACAATTGTAACCTGCAATGTTATCTCTAGCCAATGCAGGACCTGCTGTCATCATTGCTCTCATAGAAGGCATTACTCCAAGAGACAAGATCTCTTGTTCTAGATCAGAACGTGTCTTTGAATCTAAAGTAAAGTTATAGTTTTCTGTAAGATGATCTTCAAAGAAGTTAAGTAGACGTCCTACAGTCTCTGACCATGTCTCACGTCTGCCTTTATCATTCTGCCATCGAGAGTATCTAGATAGGTGAATGAACTGTTGGTATAGGGTTGGAAGTTGATTGTCCATTTATATCTCCGTTAAATATTTCCACGAAATTGGAAATAGCTTTTGTGTTTGTTCTTTAATTTTATTAGCAATAATTCTTGTTTCTGCCTGAGTGTCTGGTGCACATCTAAGGTTACATACTCTAGCAAACGCCATTAGTGTGCCTGACCAATACCACTCAGTCATCATATTCTGTGGCAGGACCATTCGAGCCATCTCTGGCGCAATGCCTGTTTTTAATAAATTTGTATAACATTCTTTAATGTACATCATTGCAGGTGCAATACTGTATTCAATAGTCTCGTCACTCGAACCTTGTTTTTTATCGTCTGCTCTTAGACGCCATTCATTAGGTTCATAAAATTCTGGTTCATCATCTACATATCTACGTGACACTTCGTTCCATACAAGACCAACTTGATGCTTTACAAGTTGCCTTGCTACGAAGACAGGTGCTTTTATATGAAACTGTAGTGATGCGTGTCCAAACGGAGACCAGTGATTGTGCTGTGCCAGAAATCTGATAAGCCTTTCATCTTTTTCTCCGTCTAGTTCTTTGTGTTCTTTTGCGAATGATACCCTGGCTGCATTAACAACAGACAGGTCACTTCCCATATGATCTATTAGTGTCACTTCCATTATATCTTGCTCCATTGAGAAATAGCGAGCTTCAAACTCAATCCCGAAAACGTGTTCATATGTATAATCTCTGATACTTCACGACCTGCAAGAATCATGTCATTAATATCTTTTTCTTCAATATTTTTTGGCCACACAACCATTTTCTGATTAGTCATGGACTCCATAATCTTAACCAGCTCAGGACTTCTTGGCTGATTATCGAACACATAGACTGCATCTAGATCCATACTAGAGACTTTCTTCAGATCACTACCACCAACAGCAATTGCATTAGGTAGGAACATTGAGTCTAGTGGTCCTTCCGTTACATATACAGTCTTTGATTTGTCAATCTTATCTATATTATAGACAAGAGGCTCATCATCACTTATCTTAATAGTTATGTATCTGAGTCTTTCATTTCCAAGCGCTCTACACGTAACACCAATTAATTTTCCTAATCTGTTATAAAAAGGAATAACTAGTCTAGGCTCAGTACCAACTATACGGTCTTTGTATTTGTCTGAAAGTTGTTCCAGAAGTTGAACGTCCTCTATGTAGTAAAGTTCGGATAGTTTTTGTTCAGGTAGTTTTCTTTTTCTGTAAAAAACTTTGGCTGGATGATCCTCATCCAAGACATCTAATCTCGTCATAAGTTTATCTAAGATAGATTTTGGCTTGAACTTAGGAGTAAAGTTGAGTTCTGTCTTTACTTGCTTAGGTACAGTATTGCTGTGGCCTTCAGCAAATCTTTCAACCTTATACTGTTTGTGCATAAATGGATCTAGATGTCTAAGTAGTCCACTAAGAGATGTACTATGGCTACAGTTATGACATTTGAAGTTGAGGCTGCCTTTGATATCATAGACATAGCCTCTTGCTTTCCATTTGTTCTTCTGAGAGTCACCACAGAAAGGACAACGGAAGTTGTACAGCTTATCAGACTTGCGTGCAAATCGTTCAAGCTGAGGTGAGAGTAAGTTAATATATTTGTGATCTATCCACGTGCTCATTACAAAAGTATAAGGTAATCGGAGTTTTAAGTCAACCAATAATTTTTTGTATCATGCTCATTCCATCAGCCAAAATAAAACCAACAACAATAGCACCGCCAACAATGGACCATTTCCAGCGTTCCAGTTTTGTAACACGGTCATCCATTCGATGATTGATTTCTTGCTGTTCCTTACGCATCTCCTTAATTTCATTAAGCAGCTCGTCTTTCATATCACTAATTCTTTCGTGCAATCGTTCATGCTCCCTCTTAGATTCTATTCTAAGACGGTCAACATATTCAAATAGGTTGACTTCTTGCTCAGGCATTGTGTGGCTCCAATACTAAACCTTAGTACTATTTATTTAATTCTATTTGTGCATTTACTTTTCTATGGCCGTTCCATGCAACAAATCCACCTAAACGTAGAGCCCAATAAGCAAGATAATTTAAGAAATGAAAACCATTCTGTTCAATGTTGATGTCTCTGAATATCTGATCAGCTTTCTTCTGATCAATTTCTCCCATTGTTTCTTTTTGACCCGACTTCAATAGTGTAGCATACTTATAAGCGTAGTCGTGTACTAATCCACCCATCAACAAAACTCCAGTTGGTGATAGCCATGTATGTAAGAACTTAGGTATTGATGCTCCATCAAATCTAAATCCTTGTGGTATGATATACCATTCACCTTCAATCTTGAAAGCCCAGTCATCTGCAACTTCCCAGTGACGTGTTCCTGTAATCCACATCCAGATAGCACCCCAGAACCCTTTGCCCGCTGTCTCTATCTTTAGTGGTCTTAGCTGTGGCATAACTCTATATTCAAAACCAATAATTTCTTCATCACAATCTATACCCATTCTGTTAGCTAGCCATCCAATGATGATAAGAATACCAACTACAGTAAACTGCCACCATGTAATAAGTTGATCGATAATGAAATCCATTACTCTGTCTCCTATCTTAAACTAGTCTACAAACTCGACAATAGTGTAATAATCAGGGTTTGCACTGATAAGCTCTAATCTTACTGTATCTTTTTTACAAGAATATCTACTACCCGCTTCCTTACCTACGTTGCGCTCAATCTTTCTCTTCACAGCCAAACATTCAGACAACGTAAAATGAGGTGTCCATTCTTTTGCTTCACCCCCAAGTGTCAGAAATAATACGAACAGTGTTTCTACCATTAGTGACCACCGTTCTTTTTCATTCCGTTAAGATCGTGAATCATATCCATTTGATCGTTACGTATCTTCTCAATCATTTGTTCTAGACCTTCAATTCTTTGTTTATAAAAGTCTAGTGTAAGTGCTTGTTGTTGATCAAACGGTGCTTTACCTGTTTCAATTTCTGTTGCTAGTTTTTCTAATTCACTAGCAAGATGTTCTAATAACATAAACTGTTCACTATCTGCTGGAAGAGAACCCATTTCTCCTCTAGGCCACTTTATACGAAACTCTGTGTTCTGTTCTAAAT